TTCGTTTTATATACATTGAACATGTACACTGATGTACACGATCCCTATCAAGCGTTAGGACGCTCATTTATAAGGATTAAGAGTTAATAATCTCTTTCCTTCCATTAATAGTTTGTTGTAGGTTCCACTTAAGAACCTTCTGAAAGGGAGAGGCCTGACCAGCTTGTTGGTTGTGTGATAGTTGTGGGTTTAACGGGAATAAACCCTCTTGTGTGAAACAACATGATGGACGGTTTCACTGTGCGCTCCGGCGCCACTCAGTTATTTGGCTCTGAGGAGAGCTCTGCGTTTCCCCGTGGATCTCTCCTTGATATTGAACGCGACCTTTGTTACGACCCTAATAAGTTCAGCCTTTCTTTTTGTGCTGAATGCCCTCGTTGTCGTTCAATTGGTTGTGAAGAATTTGGAAACGGTAGAATGTGTGATAAGTTTTGGATTGAATACCGTTTACCGTTTGAATACACTGAATTAAAAAGTGATAATGGACTGCCTTTGCCCTATAAGTTAGAATTAATTAACGCAGTTAAATATCTTTGTGACAGAATAGATCAATATGCTTGGATAGAATTTATGAATCGTATCTATTCTTGTGGTCATTGTCGTGACCATAATCATAAACATGAAGATGTACATTATCATGCTTATCACTTTGTTTACGAAATTGGAAGAATTATTAAGAAGTTGCGAGTGATGGAGTTCGGAGATTATGAAATACCTATTAGGGTTCTTATGGAACAAGCCTTTGACCATGATTGTCAAACATCAGAGATTATTGCATTTCGTCATGGCTTGTTAGGTTTAAAAGAACCCTATTGTAGTGGTACTCACCACTGGGGAGATGATTCAGTTTTTAATTATAACTCCCCGTCTCAAGGATGTACTTGCCTGACCTGTTGTGATGGTGAGTGGATTGTCAATTTTTATTCTACCTGTTTGGACCGAGAAAAAGAACGTGTTATACTTAAAGTTTTAGAGAAGAGAGAATATGCTTATTGTGCCTTCGTACGTGAGCTTAAGTCTCGTCCCGTTCTAGGAAAACAGGAACAAAAAATAATTGATAATCATAGGAAATGGCTTCAACGGGAAGCTAAGAGGCTAGAGGCCGACGAATTGTTGGCCCTCTCCGCCTTGGCCATTG